TGCCTGTATCGTATAACAACATAGCACCATCTGCTACTGAAGTTAGGTTAGTATCTGTAGCTGTGTCTATTGAATATGATGAAGCGATAGTTGTCCAAGCAGAGCCGTTCCAATATTTTAAAGCATTAGAACTTGTGTTGTAGTTTAAATCTCCTGCATCGTTATCAGAACCAGGGTCACCTCCTGTTACTCTGTATCGTGCTGCAAAGCTATTAACTCCTGCAACATTAGATGCCACAGTTGCTATGTTAGTTACCACTGTACTAGAGGCTAGAGTATTAAGGTCTGAAACAAAATCAGATGTGGCTAGTGTATTAAGGTCACTCACTATATCACTGGTAGCCAGTAGATTAATGTCTGTTACGATATCACTGGTCGCTAGTATAGATAAATCGGTTACTATTGCAGACGTAGCAAGTGTATTTAAATCGCTTACTATATCAGATGTTGCCAGTGTATTTATGTCAGATACTATATCTGAGGTTGCTAGTATAGCTAGGTCAGCTACTATATCTGAAGTTGCGAGAGTGTTAAGGTCAGATATTATATCACTGGTTGCTAGTAGAGCCATATCAGCAATAGCATCTGTAGTTGCGAGTAGAGCCATATCTGCAATAACTGCACTAGTTCCTAGTAGAGCCATGTCAGCTATAGCAGCAGAGGTTCCTAATAAACCTATCTCTGTGGCTTTTGCTGCTAGTGCATCTATGTTTGTAGTTGTAGAACCTAACTCTAATGCAGTTCCGTTGCTATCAAACTTAACAATCCTGTTCGCATTGTTAGCTACTGTACTATCATAAGGGAATTGTAATGGTCCAGATGTACCTGAGCCTGTAACTGTTCTACCTGTTGAAGGTTTAAGTTGTATTGACCTGTCTGTTATTTCCTGTAACTGTTGTTGTCTAATGAGAACATTATCAAATTCAGTTTCTAAAGTTGCTGGTTGATTGACTTGCCCTGTTTGAAAATTTGTAGTCCTAGAGAGAGGTTGGTCACCAATGATTGTAATAACGTCAGCAGCTGTTGGTGTATATCCTCCACCTGCAAAGGTTATAGTGCCTGAACCAGTTGCTCCTATGCTACTGTTGTAGTGCGTACCCTCAGTTACCAGTGTATCATTTTGGTATACTGCTAATTCGGTAGCTGCATTTACTTGAAAGCTAAAAGCGTATGGACCATCCCTGTCGCTTGAACCGACAGTATGCTGCACCCTTCTTGCTACTGCATTGATGTCAAATGATGCCATTGTTGTTTAATCCTTTCAATTATATTAATATCACAATTTGTAATTAATTTCTATTATTCATTTTATCTTTTTCTTGTTGTTTTAACCTTAATATTAAAGCTGATATTTTTTTTCCTTTGGCAGATGCAAGAAATCTCTGCCTTCCAGCAGCTTTAAAAGCTCTATATATACTTTGCATTTGCTCATGTTTGTCATAAATGTCTGCTTGTTCAAATCTACGACTTAATACTAATTTGTTCATTTCCTCTAAAAGTTTGTCATCTTGATTAATGAATTTTATGTAATCATTGTATTCATCTGAACTTAATGTAACTCCACTAATTTCTCCTGGAGGCATAATTAACCCAAAGCCATATTTAAGCATAGCGTCATCCACAGCATTGTATTTTTCATCACTAATTCTAAAGGGACTTAATGGTAGTGTTTCCTTTCTATCAATTTCACGACCCCAAAGATTAAGTTTTGGGGCTAAATCTGGATTGAAGAAAGGGTTATCTAGCATGGCTCTGTTAAAAACTTTATAAAATTCTTTTATAGGTTGAGGAACATCTGGACCAAATAAGTTTCTAGCTGCTTCCATTTGCTTACCTGTAGCATTTACGTCATACAACTTAGGGTCGCTTTGCTTTTGTAGCCACCCACCAAAAGGTCCTGTAGGATTTGCTAATAGACCTACTGTAGGCTCCATTAACAGTCCACTTAAAGCTGATAAACTCCTTGTTAAACTTTGTTCTGGGTCCCCATAACTTGGTTGTATTACACCTCCTAATTTTTTAATACCTTGAAGAAATGGTTGTTCTGTCAAGTATGGGAACACAGCTGCCAATGCCATCATGAATAATTTGGCACTATCTGTAGCGTTTTCAGTAGCGTTATTATCTTTAGAAAAAACATCCGACCTTCCCATCAAATAAGCCACATCAGCAGATATAGCTAGTAACGGAGAAATAGGGTCAAACCTTGAGTAGGACCTTGATTCATACAGTTCAGTGACTGGGTTGTAAATTGCTATAGAGTATGGTTGGAATCCCTTTCTATAAAATGCCTCCCTCTCAGCTTTATTTGTTGGAGCCATCCCAGTTATCATTATGTTTGAATTTTCTTCTGCTGTTCCATAAGCCATAGAACCAAATGTCCACATCAATGAACCTCCAAGAGCTACCTTTGACAGAGCAGTCTGCCTCGCTACAGGACCTAAATCACCACGAATAGCCTTCTGTACGGAAGGCATAAAAGCTGCCATTAGTGGGTTTCTTTTTCCTACTTCTAAAAATATGTTCATAATAGTTTTATGGAAGGGAATAACAAATTTTATATTTGGATTGTTTAATACTTTATTCATTGAAGTCAATATCCCATCAGGCATATCTGCTTGGAAAGTTCCCTCTGACATTGAATTTTTAATATTATCAACTGTTTCACTTGTAGGATTTTTCATTGAATTTAAGTAAGCTCTATCAAATGCTTCCTTGCCAGCTGTTTTGCTAGGCTCTAAAACCCCATTTTTTATTGCATCCTCTATATCAAACCTAGCTCTATTCCCTGCTCTTATTGAGTACCTTTCTAATTCTTGCATATATATAATGCCTTTTGCTAATTCATCCTCTGTAATAAGCAATCTTCCAGGAACTCTTGTTAGCACTCCAAAAGCATTAACCCCCATAGCTAAGATATTGTGTTTTCCAGCTGTCATATAATCTGGTAAATTACTACTATGTATTGCTCGGTTCACAGGCATATCTAATTTAGATAAACCATCTGCTCCTGTAGGAACTCCAGTTCTGATTGATGTACCAGCATTTCTTAACCCTAGCATAAATCCTTTACCTGTACCCCTAGCGTAATGGAAAGCCTCATTAAACATAACCCCATCCCTAGAACGTATCCCTGGTACTTTGTTGAATGCTGCAGCTCCAAAAAGTTCAATGGTTCTCATTGCCATAAATCCTGTATTACCTACTACATTAACTATATGAGTAATAGGGCTAGAAAGCCTTGAGTTAATCCACACTTCAAGCCACATATCTCTAAAAGTTTGTATTCCAGATTTGTAATCTTCACTTTTTAATCCTTTATCTAAACCTCTAGCAAATGTTGCAGCTTCTCTTTTATTCAAATCGGCTATTGCCGAAACAAATTCAATCGCTGCTCTATCGTCAGCAATCTTATTTTCAAATGCTTTCATAACATTGCTTACATCTTGGAAGTAATTAGGATTTCTTTTAATTGCATTATTGGAAACTTGCATAGACCTAGCAGCATTAGAGATTGAATCCTTTAAACTTGGGTCCAGAGCCATCTGTTGAGCTAATATTTTATAGAATGATTGAAAATCTTTTGATTGCCCTGTCATAATCCTATCTTGTAGAATTATTTGTTTTTTCATTAATACATCAGATTCAATCAGTCCTCTTAAATAGATAGATACATCTAAAATTTCTCCTGGCTTCTTATCTCTAATTTTATTAAAAACTTCAATAGAATCTAAACTACTAGCAAATGCTAACAACTCATCATTTGAAAGGCTCCCCTTTTCATACTTAGTAACCAAATCATTTGTCATGTTATTAATAAGGTCTGGGTAATTACCTTCACCTACTCCATCTGCACTGTCATACCATTGTGACAAGGGACCATCGTATATGTCCGTGTCCCCTTTCAAAAAGTTCTCATACATTTCATTAACTAATTTTACCTCTCCTTCGTCAAAGTTTTTGTAGTCAATTTCACCTCCCTTAAATTCTACTAATTCTGGAGCATCCTGATTTAAAATTGCTTGTTGATTTATTTGGGATTCAGTGAGGGTACCTTGTTCAGTTAAATCATCTTCAATTCTATCTTTTCTATTTTTAAATGGTAGAGCTACTTCTTCGCCTTCTATAGCATCTATTACTTCTTCACCTGTATTACTTAAAGCATCAGCTTGCTCTGTAGTAACTACATCATCAACTAAACCATCGACATTTTTAGCTATATCAGGGTCGTCAACATTCTTGCCTTTTGTTATAGCTCTAAAAAGTTTATCTACTATCATTTTCTACCTCACTGTTTTTGTTTTGAGCTAACAAGCCAACTCCTGCTAAACCACTAGCAGAAAATAACGCCTGTCCTTTTTTAACTGCCTCTTTTATTTTAGGAGTAAGTTTAATTGATAATTGTGGAAAGTCATCTAGTTCTGATGGTCTTATACCTTCGTTTGGTATTGTAATAGTACCAATCGAGCTTTTATCTATTTTGCCAACTACTTTACTAATTACTGAAGGAAGAACTTTATCGTAATAAGTTTTTAATCCTGGATTGTTCCATCTGTTATCATGAATAATACCAGCACTAAATGCAATACTATCATAACCTTCTTCTTCAGCTTTTGCCATTAATCGCTTGATAGTTAATGCTGTCCATTTATTTGTATCAGTTACAAATGGAGCTTTTGGAACTTTATTATATTTTCCCTTAGATACTTCGTCTATTCCTGCATACGCATCTTCTATCGCTCTATAACCAGGTACTATGCCCAAATAACCTCCTGTTCCCATACTATATTCATCAGTTCTTCCTCCTATTATTTGCTCTACTTCACCTTTTTTATAACTATCTGGGGCTTTTGCTATTTTGCCATTCCGATAAACAAGCCCTGCTTTTATTTCCTTAAAAAAATTACGAAATAATTGTGGATAATTTTTAGTATCTGGTCTTGGTCCATTTGCCATTATTCTATCATATTCGCTATCTGATTGCATTCCCTCTGCTCTTTTAGCATAATACCAATCAGCAAAAGGAATTTGTTTATCGCCTTCTTTAAATGTAAATTTATTAATTTCTTGTTCAAGTTCATTCGTAGATTTTTTAATTTTAATTTCCATATCTTTATATTCTTTTGCATCAAGTTTAAACCCATCTCTTCTTCCTTGCTGCCCCCAATCAGATTGGATTTCTTCTACAAAAAACACCTTGCTTCCATCATCTGCAATTCTATCTGTATGTCTTATTGATGCTACAATATTAGCGTCATCATAATGTGCTTCTTCATAAAAATCTCCATCTTTACTATCTTCTAATATCAATTTAGTTTCTGTATAATTATCTCCTGTTAGTCCTTCATCTACAGTATATTCTTTATGTCTAGCCGACCCTTCATATGAATTTAAATCATCATTAAATCTGGCTATATTGTCAGCTTCAATTTTAGCCTCATTAAGTGAATAAATTTCTCCACTATCTTCTAATCTATTTTTATAATTAGAACTATCTTCTTTACTTCTAAATATTGCATAACCCAACTCATCATTACCTGTAATAGTATAGCCTGTATTCTCATCAACATATCTTTCAACTGGATTTTCTGCATATCTTGCTATTGCTTCTTCAATAGCTTCTTCTTTTGTCGGAGTAGGTGAATAACCATGATTGCCAGAAGCAATAATTTCATCTGCTTCATTTGCAATATAGTCATCTCCGTAGGCTTCTTCTGGTGTCAAATCTTCAGCATTTCGGTTTGACCAATTCATTACTTCACTTGTCCCATCATCAATAGCATTCTCTTCAACGAGCCTTACTCGATTGTCATTAATTTGTTGTTCAATTTCAGCTTTAGTAACTTTCCCTTTGCTTAAAACCTCGTCTAATCCAAGCCAATCTAGCTCATCTTGTTTTACTCCAGCTTTAATTAACATTGATTTATATTGTTGCCCAGACCCTTTGTTTTGAGTTATTTTTTTAATTTCTTCTGAAGCCTTCGAATAAAATCCTAATTCATCTAATGATGGGGATACATCGTCTATTGCTTCATTTCCTATAACATTATTATCTATTGCTTCTGTTTCCAATTGTTTAATCTGCTCATCACCTATAACTTCTTCTACAAGTTTTGGGTTCTTTGCTGCTTGTCGTAATCCTTGAGCCGTAGAAACTAGAAGTCCTATAGCTGCAGGTAGTGCTAATTCAAGTCCCATAGCTGGGATAAAATCACCTAGTATATTCTTAAATTTTGTTTCTAGAACATCACTAGCAGTCCATCCTCCCTCAGAATTAGCAATTTCATTAACAAATTCTCTGGCTATTCCTTCAGCTTTAGTTTTGTCAAGACCTGGAATTATATCCATAACAAAACCTAATAAATTTCCGTCATCTGGATTTGATGCTGTTCCTACAGCAGCTATTTCAGTTGCACCTAATTTTATAAGATTAGCTGTCGTTTTGTTTCCTTTTGTAACTGCAAACATAACTCTAGCAATTTGAGGAGTTTTCATTAACGCACCAAATAACTTATAATATCCTAGACCTGGAACTAAGTATTGGCTTATTCCCTCTGCCAAACCTCCTGCTAGAGTTTCTGTTTCTCCTAGTGAAGATATATAATTTTCAAGGCTTCCTCCCCATTCATTTACTGTTCCTTCCTCTACCCACCCCTTGCTTTCTGCAATAGCTAAAGGATAAGACGCTGCACCCATATACAGATTAACAAGACCTTTAAATATACCTCTACCAATGTCTTTGGCTACATCAACATTACCTTTTGATTTTTCGTCTAAGTATGTTTTTAATGCACTTGTATTTCCCTCTTGGTTAAGGTTGTAAAGACTGGTTACAGGTTCTTCTTGACTTAGTTCTCTTTCTTTAGATATGTTTTCTTTCATATCCACATTTTCTGGTCCTTCGAAGGGATTTTCTCGTAAATCTAAAAGATTTTGTCTAGCTGAGCTTAGAGTTTTTTCGTACAGTCCTGTATCTGAATTGAAGACAGTTTCTCCCTGTCCATCTTTAGAAGAAAAATAATTAGTTAATAATTCATCATTCATACTAATTGCCTTTATTTTTACTTAGTGCTTCATTTCTTATATAAGCAGAGTATTGATTTAAATCTACAATGAATAGTTCTATTTGATTGTCAGTAATAGGTTCACCATTAAACAAAGGTCTTGATTTTTTATAACCCTTCAACTGACCTAGTTCCGTAACAAGTGATGCAATCCCATCTGGTGTTTCTAAATGAGCAGAAACGCTCCCCAACCATCCCTCGTCTACCATATCTGTTCCAAAATAATTTTGCATATTTGTTGTGTTTAACCCAGATTGTCCATCTAACATTTTGGTTCTTAAATTGTCTGATTTTATTTGCACTGCAACCTCTGCTTCCGTACTAGTTATAACTTTTTTAGCATACTCTATAATTTCATTTGCTGACGCATCTGGGTTAGCCAAGTACCATTCAGTAAAGGCGTTATCTTTTTTTCTGTATAAATCTCTAGCAACTACAAACTCTGCGTTCATTGCAAAACCTCCAGAAACATCTGTTGGATAGCCTACTGCTAGTTTTATACTTCTACGACCAACTGTTAATGAATCTTTTATTTTAGTGTTATTAAGTACCACTAACTTGGCTTTATCTTCTCTGAGTATTTTTCCTTCATCGTAAAAATTTCTAATTATAGCATTGGTTAAAGTTCCATCTTCAGCTCTATCTGCCAAGTCGTCAAAATCAGCAGGGTCTAGATAAAAACCCTCCTTAACATCTTTATCAAAATCTTCTGATAAAAGTTTATATGTGTCAGCAGCAACACTACCATAACTGTACAAAAGATTAATATATTTCTCTGCCTCTCCTTGGTCGCCATCTTTTTCTGCTAATCTGTAACCATTAACAGCATCGTCTATGTTATCAAGTGCTAATGATTTTTCAGCTTTATCTTCATCCTCAGCTAATTTTGTTATTCTTTCGCTATAGGTAGAAACTTTATCTAAAAAATTATTTTGTTCTTCAGAGGAAAGTGAATCGTATATTGCAAGCACTTTAGGGTTAGTAATTTTCCCTTCAACAAAATTATTATATACTTCAAAAGCAACAATAGGGTCCCCCCTAGTTGCTGCTGTATCTACTGCTTCTGTCATTAGATAATCATTTTTTTGATTAAGAACTTCAGCATCCCAAGATGTTTCAAATGCTTTTATTTCTGCAGGAGTTTTACCATACTTTATTAAAGTTTGAATGACCTGTGCTTTTGTTGCTTCAAGCATTTGGTCAGGATTGAGTTCAAATCTTCCAGTTCCTCCCATAGTACCATCAGGAAGTTCCTCTAAATCTCCAAAATATTCTGTAGAAGATGCTATTATCCCACCTATTCCATCTATAGAAAATTCTGCGTATTGACTAGCTTCTGCTAATCTTTGTGTTTTAACCTCTGATATTTTTTGGTCTGAATACTTAACAAACATTGAGTTAGCAGTTGCACCTACTGATTGTTTTATTTTAGTACCAAGTTCACTGTCTATAGAAAATCCAAGGTCAGCGTAGCCATTAACCCTCGCATCTATTACATTAGCAAACTCTGCTGGGTCCATGTTATTTTTCTCTGCTTCAAGTCTAAGATTTTGAAAATCTCTTGTTGCAGTTAAGGTCAACTGTGTTAAGATATTGTTCTTTTGATTTAACCTAACTCTTTTGCCATACTCAGTGTAATTGTCATCCCCTACTAATTCTTGTTTTTCAATTTTACTGGCGTTCAAAAAGTCATTTAAGTTAATTGGATTTTTAACACTAAATTCATCTGCTCTAGTTAAGGCTTCTTCCCCAGCTTGAACTGTTGAAAATTTAGTAATAGCATCTAATTTTTTATCTAGAGTAGAGTAAAAATCACTTTGTGCTGAGTACTGTTGGAAAGCTATGTTAGGAATATTAATACCACCAACAAGGTCGCCTTCATAACCCTTAGCTCGCCTTAATGTTTTTCTTGTTGCCATAATGTTATATCCTATCCACTACTCAATAAACCTAGTTTTTGTGCTGCACTTTTCTTTGCGTCATAACCTGTTAAATATTCGTTTGTAGCTGGAGTAAATGGATTTTGCAAATTATCAAATAACCCACCTCCACCACCTGCAACTTTATTTAACCCTACCATATCAGTTCCAAATCCAGTCAATGCTCCCATAATCCCTGTCTGTTTGCTTTGTTGCCCAGCTTGTTTTAAATTTGTAAATTCAATAATGCCTAAGTTCTGCAACAACTCTTGGTTAATTTTAGATATTTGGAAATCTTCTGCACCCTCTCTAATTGACAGACTTTGTTGGAAAAGCATAGAGCCTTCATTAGTTAAAATACCACCAGCAGCTCCTCTTGCTATTATTGAGGATAGAGCTTTGTTTGATTCTTTTAAAGCCTTTACGCCCTGTTCTCTTGCTTCTACTCTTTGTGTTTTATATTTTAATGCAGATACATCTGCTTGGGCATCGTAGTAGGCTTTCATTGCCATACCTTGGTTGTAAGCTGAGATAGCTTGCATTGCAGATGACGCTACTGATAGTACTGTAAAAAAAATACTCATATTATTGTCCTACGCTTACTTTAAATTCCATACCCAACAATGTAAAGAATAGAGGTTGTGATTGAGAAAAAGTCATTTGTCCGTTTCTGTTATACCCTAGCATTGGCTTCCTTCTTTTCTTACCAGTATAGAATATACTAGGATTAAAGGGAAAGTCTTTTCCATTCAGAGTTAAATTTTGTGTAAGGTATAATTGTGTAGTTGTTTCAATTATTCTTTTCTTTGTAGCGACTATATTTGTACTACCTTTAAGATTAATTGGCATTGTCTTAATTTTAGGAGTAAAGTTTAAACCTGCCTCACAATATGAAGTTGGGATAGCATCCATTGTTATTTGGTTACTATCAACTATCTTATCATTCTGCATTGCATCATCTACAATTACTTTTACATTCTCTCCGTTCAAATGTGTTAGCCCTGCAAATGTTGTGTTGCTTGGTAAAGTCCCTCCAAATAACTGAACAGCACAATCAGTTGTCATATCATCGTTAAATGCTTCTAAATAATAAACAGTCGTATCATTAATAACCCTAGAAACAACAGTGTAAATTGTATCAACATCTACTGCTACATTTACGAAACTGTCTGTTTTTGCGAAGTTAGTTGTTGTTAATCTGGTATTATCAGTTGAAGTCGTTGTTAAATTATCATCACCTGGAATAACTCTAGTGACAGTAACAACTGCTGCTGAAGGATTGTTTACAATAAAGCCATCAATATTAGCAAAAGCAGTAAATAGATTATCTGCTGTAGTATTGTTTGATTCATTAGGTCTAAAGAAATGTGTGTTACCAGATGGAGATGACGGAGCTGAACCACTAATTGCTTCACTTTCTAATGTAATGACTGTGCCATTATTATCTGTAAATGTTAGCTGTGTTCCTACTGCTATGTTAGCGTAATCAGAAACAGTTATAGTACAAGTATCCATACCTGTTGTAGATAGAGAAGGTGCTATAACATTCTGCCCTTTAAGAATTGAATACATAGCCATAGTACCATTAGAATTAACAAGCATTAATAAATCGCCATCCGTAGTAGACGTTGCTTTTCTTAGTGCCATATCTAATGGAGTGTTTAGTAAATGCGATGATAGTAAAGATATGTTATTTGAGATATAGGAAAGCTCTACATCACTAAACAAAAACTCTCTCAGAGCTTGCCCAGACCTTTGAACAAACAATGTACCACTCTCAGCACCTACAGGTTTGATTCCCTCCTTAGAGCCTCTCCTTGTCGCTGTATTGATAACAATGTTACTAGGTGTTATTGGGTCTAATGAGGATTGAGGTACAAAGAACTCAGCTCCCTTAGTAAATATCTGTAAATCTCTTCCACTGAATAAACCTGTTATAGCATTTGCACTATCACTATCAATGGTTGCTTCAATAGAATCATCGTCTAAACCCTCTCCTGGATTAAAGTCATAGTACCTTGACACCCTAGAAGCAAAAATAGTGTTAGGTCTTGACTTGGACCCACCAAAATATAATCTTCCCTCATGAAATGTAGTTGTTCTTGGATACCCTTTTGATGCAGACCAAGTGTCCTCATAGCCAGCTTCTAATGTCCATGACCCACTAGCAATAGCAGTTGTATTAAAGAAAGGAATTTCTACTATAGCTTCTACTATAGTTGTAGAAGTAAATGCAGTAACTCTTGCTCTTCCTAAACCATCGTTAGCTTCAATATATTGATTAACATTCCCACTGGCAAATACTGCTGAACCTGCTGTAAGAGTAATATTACCATCTACTGCTGATGGAGTTAGTGTTGCACTTGGAGTTGATGTGCTAATAGTAAAGGCATACTGTGGAAGAAAATCAAAACTAATTGCTGATATAGCCCAAGCTGCATCGTTTGCTCCTCTAACAACTTTAAATGGTGTCATATCTTCTTGTGTAAGGATTAATGTATCTACTGATTGAGTGTAGTCCATTGTAGATAACATAGCAGAAGTTATAGTTGTTGCTAAGTAATCTGTTCCTCCACCATTAATTGCAGTTACAAGAACTTTGTTTTTATAAACGTACATTCTTTGATGGACAAATAAAAGCATATAGCTTTGTGTTGTAGAAAATTCAAATGGTATTAGTTTTATGCCATCCTCAGGAGCAGCAGCACTTGGGATTTGACCAATGTATTGTAAACCTGGTCGTCTTTCAGCACCACCCTGTGGTTGGATTATAACATTACGAGCTTTGTCTAATGCTTTATAGTATTGGTCTATATCCAAACGATTCTTTAATAGAGGGTCAAGTTCCCCTGTTGTAAAATCTGTTTGTATTGTAACAGCTCTTGCCATGATTATTATCTAACATCTGTCAAAGGGAAATCAACGATTGCGTAATTTGGTTTTCCTCTTCCGTCAACATTCATTGCTTGTCTAAAGTATCCACCACGACCATTTTCAGGAGCAGTTCCTAATGCAACTGTTCTCCAATAATCTGCTTTTGTTATCTGGTCTGTTACTGGTTCAGCTAAATGCCAAGCCATCATATAAACTAATAGTTGAACAAAGTAAGACGGCATAAGACCCTCTGTAATTTCGCTTGAAATATAATCAATCCAGATATTTTCTTCATTAGTTGCTATTGCTGGACCAGAAGAACTGTATAAAAGTTCCCAGTTTTGAATAGGGAGAACTCTTGTTGAACCTGAATTGTAAACTTGAAAAGGTGTTCCTGATACTGAAGTTGCAGGTAAATTGAATTGGTGGTCCCACTCGTGTGTTGGAACAGTAGTTGATTGAGTTAATTTAACTTTTACTTGAGCAAAGGACCAAGGGTATAAAGATAATATTTGTTTTTTAACTGTTTCGTAAATGTTATTGCAAACTGTTGACGCATCATTAGCTGTATCTGTAAAGGAAGAAATAGTATCGGCTCCCAATAGATTAAGAGCCTGATTGCATATTGTAATATTTGTATCGCCACTAGCCATAATAAATCCTATCTATAAGAGGGAGCCGTTAAGCTCCCCCCCATTAGTTGGTATTAGTCACTATCTGTAGCTGAGATAGCTGTACCATCACCAGTATCAACAACACCTGAAGCGTTGCTCACAACTGGAGCAAGACTAAAAGTTGCTGTACCACCAGTTGATGCGTAAATGTAAATTAAATCACCAACTTTTAATACGTCAGAAGCACTGTTAAAGTACCCTGCTGCATCAATAGCTGTTTTAGCATCTTCTGATGTGTAGCTCCAGATTTGAGGAGCTGACCCTGCTTTTGATTGCCCACCTATTGGTTGCAATCCTGCGACATTATAAGCCATGTTATAGCTCTCCTTTCTGTTACTATTCTCTACAAGTTACTGCTACGATGCCATCATCTTCGATAGCTACGGCACCAGCTGAGAACATGCTATTTACTAAGAAAGATGTTTTCTCAGGAATATAGTTGATTTCAGTTTTCTGTGCCATATTCACGCCCATGCCAATGGCAGAACGATGAAATGCGTATACGACTCTGTCACTAGAACTATCAACAGCTAGACCACCTTCATCTCTATCTCCTAAGACATAGAATTTGAAACCTAGAAATGTGTTGATTTCTCCTGAAACAAGAGCTTTTACTGAAGCATAATCACCAGATATTGCTCTTTCATCACCTAGTAAACCAGACAATGAGTTTGCATGTACGATAATATGCCTGTCATCAAATGGAACATTTTTAGCGTCAAGTGCTTTTTTAGCAGCAATTAGCTTTCCAACATTCAAGTTTGATGCACCAGCACTACCAGATGTTACAATAGTATTTGCAACTGTGCTTGGTGAAGATGCTGCAGCGATAGCATCTATAATTAATTGGTCCATTCTACGACCAATAGCTTTGCTTACGACTTGAACTAATTCTTGTCGTTCGTCAAAGTTCACCTTAGATTGGTGGAAAATGTCTGAGTATTCAGCAGCATTGTAATCACTCATTGTAGCTTCTACTTGAGAGTAGGTTACATTAAGTGGAGTTACGTCTGTCTGTGGAATCCTAGCAGTTGCACTTCCCTTACCAAGTTTTGGGAACTTGTAAGTGTTGCCTTGTACGCCTTGTCTTAGCCTAACACACCCTAGCAAAGATGATTCGCTTTGGTATGCTTGTTTTACCTCGGCATCAAACAAAGTAACAAAAGCATTAGTAATTGACTGTGCCATTATTTACTCCTTGTTTAACACAATTAAAATTAAAAGTTTAATTTAGTTATCGAGGGACAACCTCGGCTAAAAACACGATGTACTTCCACATCTGCCAGAGGCGAATGATATTCGTTATCTCGCTTAAAGGATAATATATTTTAAAACAAAAGACAAGTCTTAATTACATCTCGCCTGGTTTACTCTGTCCAGGGAACGCTCTTGAGAACTGTTCTTCTACTTTTCTTCTGAATTGTGAATCAGTTTTATATTTAGGGTCAGCTACCAATTCGTACAGTTCTGCTGCACTTGGCATACCATCTACATCTACTGGTGCAGTAGGAATCTGAGCATCTCCATAATATTTTCTAACTTTGTTTAAAGCGTTGATACCATTTGCAGTAGCAGCAAAAACTTTAAATTCATCAAAGTCATCTTCAGACCATACGCCCTTAGACACTAGTCCTTGACCCCATTGCTTTATTCCATTAACAATTTGTGGAGCATTAGGTCCTAGTTTAGTTGTTTCCTCATCAATATTAATTGTTGATTGCTCTGATTGGACGTCAGCTAACTCTTTAAATTTTCCAATAAGTTTATCAAAAGCCTGTTGAGTTGGTTTATTTTCATTAGCCCAGTCAACAAACTCTTTAGCTAGTGGGTCATTTTCAATATCAACACCATCAAAAGCAGTTAAGTCATATTCTTTTGGTGCTTTGTGTTTTCCCATTGAGAATTGTTTTTGCAACTCTTTATAAGAATTATTCATTTCTTCTATCTTAACACCACCCTTAGGGTCCCAGAATTTATTTTCTAGGTACTCAGGTTTTTCTAAAACAGTTTCAGCTGCCTTAGCTTCTTCTGCACTATCATCAACCAAATGGTCTACCTGTGTTTCTTCATCTGGGATTGACATTTCTGGGTCTGGCATTGCATTGCTACCACCTAATAGACCTTCTGTTAAATTCTGTTCTAATTCTTCACTCATTGTTTTGCCCTTTCAATTCTCATTTGTATTTCTCTTATTATACTGTTCTGACCTTCTCTAGCATATCCAAAGGTATGGTCGCCTCCAGGTAGCCAAGTCGGTTGGTTTAACGTCTTGCTTACTAAATAGTCTAAAACTTTTTTTCCTTCCTCCGTATCAAATGTTCTCGCAAAAGATTTATCAACTGCAAACTGGTCGTCTTTATTGTTTATAGGTTCTTGGTCAAGAACTTGTACGCCTTCCCATCCATTTTCCATTATGCACTAACCTCCTGTTCTAATGCTCCTGAAGGTTCTTCCATTGGTGGTCCTTCTTGTGGTGGTCCACCTTCTGGTGGCATATCTCCTTGCATTTGTTGTTGTTGTTGCATCTGAGCCATCTGCATACTCTGTTGCATTATTTGTTGTTTCTCTTCTGGAGTTGTTCTTAGGCTAGATGGTATCCCAAGTTTATCTCCTATATAGGTAGCAATTAAATCTGGTTTCATTTCTGCTATACCACCTGGTCCAAGCGAACCAGCTATCTGCACAAATTGCATTATTTCATTTATCTCTTCTAGGTTCTGTGCTTTAGCCAAAGGACTAATAGGGATTATCTTAACTTCAAGTCCATTAACTTTTAATGGTAACTCTATTAAACCCTTCTTGTCCATGATGTTCAAAACCTTGGCAACAATAGGTGTCATAGTTTCTGTTATTAATCTACCAAAAGCTGACCCCATATTCTGTGCTAACTCTTTCATTCTCTCTACAATCTCAGTTGCAGAACGAGCTGACATATTATCTGGAGGCAAAGTATCGTCTAGTAAAGTTTTCTTAATGCTCATCCTTAAATCATTAATAACAATTTGAGATACATTAAAATCTCCAGACCTTGGTAAAGGTGCTAACGAAGCTCCTTGTGGTCCACCATTTCTAGCTACAGGAATAATACTTCCTGGTGTTATTCTAATGTTAGCTGGATTAATCACTCCATCATCTGCTGCTGTATAAACTCCTGCACAAGCAATAGAAGCGTTCTTTAACAATAATTCTAATGTTTTGTTTAAGGTTTTAATATCAGGGATAGCCGATACTAGAGGACCTCTACCAAAATCTTCTCCTGCAACTTTCATGTAACGTGAAACAACCCAAGGAGTTGTATCCATTCTACGCATCAACAGTTCTTCTTTTGTTTTTTCATAGATAACATGGTAACAATAATCTTTTCTCTCAGGGTCTATAATAGTAGCTTCAATCAATTCTACTGTTTCTTGAGGTTTATCATTAATTAATCTTTGTAAGGAATCAGGAAGAACAGCGTCAGGGAATTGTCTTGATATTGCTTCTGCTCTTATCTTGTATTTTCTGTAGACATTATCAACAGTACCATTTGGTCCTTCCTCTAATGCAACTAGGTATTGTGGCACTGAAGTAAAGGTTATTGGAGCTGTATCATCTCCTTCTTGTACAAGCATAACTGCTGTTCCCACACAGAGGTCAAGTAAAAACTCACCAATAGCTAAGTCAAAATTAGACTGCCTGAGAACTGTGAAGAATTTTTCAAGGTAAATATCTAATGCCTGTTGAACTTCTGCTCTTCTCTCTGGTGGGATGTCATCGCCAGGTTCCAGTCTGCACCATTTTTTATAGGGAGGAAAAAGTCCAGACTGAATCCTATTGGCGAATCTCTGTGTTGAATGAATAGCTGTACTATCAAACACCATGTTCATTTTATTTTGACCAGGGATACTGCCTTCATAGTATCCGTCATATAAATTTCTTTGTGGTAAAGCGTATCTATAGCAATCTTCGTATATGCTACGCCATAAATCCTTACGAGCAAAAGCCTTACTTGACCTGTCTGCTACTTGATTTGCGTTTAATCTCATCATGATTTTTTATGCCTTTGTGCAAAGTTCCTAGCACTGTCTTTGTTTCTAAAACCCCAAGCCTTTAGTGCTAATGAAAGTCTTGTTGGTCTGCCTTTGTCGTCTTTAAGTGGTCCATCCATTCCAGCAAATCTTGCAGCAAAGCTAACTCTTCTAGGATTTGTTCCTGATTTTACTGGTGATTTTAACTTAGAACCTTCCTTGTTATTAAAATGTTTCCTTCCAGCTTCATTCAATCCACCTTTAGG